CTGACGTGCTCATCATCGACGATCCGCACTCCGAGCAGGAAGCTGCTATCGCAGAAGTTAACCCAGATATCTACGACAAGACCTACGAGTGGTACACCTCAGGGCCGCGTCAGCGTCTCCAGCCGGGTGGAGCCATCGTCGTGGTGATGACGCGGTGGTCGAAGCGTGACCTGACCGGGCAGATAATTAAAGACGCCGTTGCCAACGAGTCCATCGGTGAGTGGGAAGTCATTGAATTTCCAGCAATTCTTCCGTCTGAGAAACCACTGTGGCCTGAGTTCTGGGAATTAAGCGAGCTTGAGAAAGTTAAGCGCGACGTCCCTAACTCCAAGTGGATGGCGCAGTATCAGCAGAACCCCATCTCCGAGTCGGCTGCTATCGTCAAGCGTGAGTGGTGGATGGAGTGGGAGAGCGACAACCCGCCAAGCTGTGACTTTATCTTACAAAGCTGGGATACGGCCTTCGAGAAGACACAACGTGCCGACTATTCGGCGTGTACAACTTGGGGTGTGTTCTACCACCCTGACGACAATGGTGAGACGCAGGCTAACATTATCCTCCTGAATGCCTTCCGTGACCGCATGGAGTTCCCCGAGCTTAAGCGTGTGGCCATAGATGAGTATAAAGAGTGGCAGCCAGACGGCGTCATCATCGAGAAAAAGGCGTCAGGTGCGCCGCTCATCTACGAGATGCGGGCCATGGGCATACCGGTGCAAGAGTTCACCCCGACACGGGGTAATGACAAGATAAGCCGACTCAACGGGATCGCTGATATCTTTGCGTCTGGTAGAGTATGGGCACCAGCGACGCGCTGGGCCGAGGAAGTCATTGATGAAGTTGCAGAATTTCCCGCAGGTTCCAACGATGACTATGTCGATACGGTGTCTATGGCACTACATAGGTTCAGGCGCGGAGGTTATATCACTACTACGCTAGACGAACCGGACGAAATCCAGTATTTCAAGTCAAACCGCAATCAAGGATATTACTAATGGTCAAGGCTTTATTCCCAATCGGTAAGACACAATGGTCAAAATGGTCTGATGACCAGCGCACAGCCTTCAACGAAGCACGTGCAGCAGGCGTAGAATACGCCGATGCCGTAGCAGGTGCGAACGAGACGCAGACTAAAAAGAAAAAGAGCGTATTCGACATCCTCGGAGACGTAGCGGAAACCGCAGTTCGCGTAGGTGAAGTGGCGGCATCTGCTTCTCCGGCACTCGCAGTGGCTAAGACTTTGGTTAAAAAGGTTAAATAAATGGACATCGACAAGTCGCTCAACCAAGCCCCACTAGGTATGTCTTCGATGACGGAGATGGACGAGGGTCCTGACATCGAGATTGAGATCGAAGACCCTGAGAGTGTCGAGATCGACATTGATGGTGTGGAGATCGAGATTGACCCGAGTGAGGATGAGGGCGACTTTAACGATAACCTAGCCGAAGACTTGGACGAAGGCGTGCTGGCAGAGCTTGCTGGCGACCTGCTGGGTGAGTTTGATGAAGATATTAGCAGCCGCAAGGACTGGATACAGACTTATGTAGACGGGCTTGAGCTGCTGGGTATGAAGGTCGAGGATCGCACGGAACCTTGGCCCGGAGCCTGTGGTGTACACCACCCACTGCTGTCTGAGGCGGTAGTTAAGTTCCAAGCCGAGACTATGAGCGAGACATTCCCAGCCCAAGGGCCGGTGCGCACGCAGTTAATCGGCAAAGAGACCCCAGAGAAGAAGGACGCCGCTGCTCGCGTCCAAGAAGATATGAATTATCAGTTGACCGATGTGATGGTCGAGTATCGCCCTGAACATGAGCGGATGCTGTGGGGGTTGGGCCTCGCAGGTAATGCGTTCAAGAAGGTGTATTTCGACCCATCACTCGGTCGTCAAGTCGCTATGTACGTCGCAGCAGAAGATGTAGTCGTACCTTATGGCGCGTCCAGCTTGGAAGTCGCTGAACGCGTCACCCATGTGATGCGGAAAACCCCGAACGAGCTAAGAAAGCTCCAAGCTAATGGGTTTTACCGTGATGTAGACCTACCAGAACCCGTCAATTCGATGGATGAGGTAGAGCAGAAGATTTCAGAACAGCTTGGCTTCCGTGCCGAGACCGATGACCGGTACAAACTGCTGGAAATGCACGTTGATCTGGTCATCGAAGACGATGACTACCGCGACAAGGAAGAAAATGACCTTGAAATCGCGCTCCCATACGTCGTGACCATAGACAAAGAGACCGAAACGGTCCTATCTATCCGCCGAAACTGGAACCCAGATGACAAAAAGAAGCTTAAGCGCAACCACTTCGTACATTATTCGTATGTTCCGGGCTTTGGCTTCTACGCTTTTGGCCTTATTCACCTTATCGGTGCTTTTGCTAAGTCTGGTACCAGCCTTATTCGTCAGCTTGTTGATGCTGGTACTCTATCTAATCTACCGGGCGGATTTAAAACTAAGGGCTTGCGCGTCAAGGGTGACGACACCCCGATAAGCCCTGCCGAATGGCGCGATGTAGACGTAGCCAGTGGTACAATGCGTGATAATATCATGCCACTGCCGTACAAAGAGCCAAGCCAAGTGCTCTACAGCCTCCTAGGGACCATCGTAGACGAAGGTCGTCGCTTCGCGGGTATGGCGGACATGAAGGTGTCTGACATGTCTGCACAGGCTCCTGTGGGCACCACACTGGCTATTCTCGAGCGTACGTTGAAGATGATGAGTGCCGTACAGGCACGCGTCCACTATGCAATGAAGCGGGAGTTTCAGCTTCTTAAGGGCATCATCCGCGACTACACACCCGACGAGTACTCATTCGAGCCAGAAGAAGGCGGTCGCAGGGCTAAGAAGTCTGACTATGATAACGTCGATGTTATCCCAGTGTCTGACCCCAACGCCGCTACTATGGCGCAGAAAATCGTACAATATCAGGCTGTTATTCAGTTGGCACAGGGCGCGCCGCAAATCTACGACTTGCCCTATCTACACCGTCAGATGCTTGAGGTGCTAGGTATCAAGAACGCGCAGAAGCTCGTCCCGCTTCAAGATGGCGACGACATGAAGCCGCGTGACCCTGTGTCTGAAAATATGGATGTTCTTAACGGTAAGCCTGTCAAGGCGTTTATCTACCAAGATCACGAAGCCCACATCGCAGTCCATATGGCTGCTATGCAAGACCCCAAGATTGCGCAGCTTATGGGCCAGAACCCTAACGCACAGTCGATGATGGCTGCAGCATCCGCACATATACAAGAACACCTTGCGTTTGCGTATCGTAAACAAATCGAAGAGCAGGCGGGCGTACCACTCCCAGAGCCTAACGCTGAGATGGACGAAACAACTGAACTGGCTGTCTCCCGTCTGGCTGCAGCCGCAGCACAACAGTTGCTCCAGAAGAACCAAGCCGAAGCCCAGCAGCAGCAAGCACAGCAGATGGCACAAGACCCCATCGTGCAGATGCAGATGCAAGAGCTGGAGATTAAGAAGGGCGAACTCGAACTTAAGAAACAGAAGCTGATGATTGAAGCTGCTGAAAAGAACGACCGTATCGAGCTTGAGCAGATGCGTATCGAGTCGCAAGAAGAGATTGCTGGCCTACAAGTCGGCGCAAAACTTGCCGCTTCCAAGAGTGAAATGGAAGCTAAGCAGGAAGCAGAAGGGTTCCGCATGGGCATTGAGATGTCCCGTGAAGCCCTACGAAGCGAACAACCCGTTCCCAACCAAGCAATGCCTAAGGAGAATGAATGACGAATGAAGTACTGATGTACCTGTCAAAAAAGGTACAAGATGAGATTGACGTGATTAGCGGTGATCTCGCCCGTGGAACTGCAAAGGACCATGGGGAATATAAATACGCCTGCGGAATTATTCGCGGACTTATGATGTCAAACGGTTTCATCGCTGAAACCGCACAAAGAATGGAACATGACGATGACTGATATTGTTGGGGTCACCACCCCCTCGTTAGTGGGCCTTAATGGCAAACCCATTGTGGCAACGGACAAAGAACCCGAAGTTCCGGTAGAAGACCGTGCAAAGCAGCTTCCAGACCCATCAGGATACCGCATTCTGTGCGCGCTCCCTGAAGTTGAAGAGAAGACCGCTGGTGGTATCTTTAAGGCCGACGCTACCAAGCAATACGAAGAACTCACTACTCCAGTGCTTATGGTGCTGAAGATGGGTCCAGATTGCTATAAGGACGAGAAACGCTTCCCCTCTGGCCCATGGTGCCAAGAAGGTGACTTCATCCTTACCCGCCCAATGGCAGGTAGCCGTGTGAAAATTCACGGTCGTGAGTTCCGCATCATCAACGACGACAGTGTAGAAGGTGTTGTTGAAGACCCCCGGGGCATTTCCCGCGCTTAACGGACGTAACCCGTACAAAGGAGAATGACATGAGTATGGATGATAACGACGATTTTTCGTTCGAGATCGAAGACGAAACCCCCGTTTCTGAGGCTGATAAGCCGGAAATTGAAATAGAAGATGATACCCCTGAAGCAGACCGTGGCCGTGAGCCAATGCCGAAGGAACTTGTTGAAGAATTGGAAGCTGATGAGCTTGAAGATTACTCCGACAAGGTAAAGACACGTCTGAAACAGATGAAGAAAGTCTGGCACGACGAACGCCGTGAAAAAGAACGCGAGATGCGTGAAAAGACAGAAGCTCTTTCTGTCGCGCAACGTATTCTTGAAGAGAACCGCAGGTTAAAGAGTACGCTAGCGCAAGGCGAACAGTCTTTACTTGGTAGCTACAAACAAACTGCGGAAATGGAAGCTGCTGCGGCCAAACGTGAGTTTAAAGAAGCTTACGAGTCAGGTGATGCAGATCGCCTAGCAGACGCTCAAGAGAAGCTTGCTCAAGTTAACTATCGAGTACAACAAATAAATAATTATCGTCCTTCTTTACAGGAGGAATATAATGAGGTAGAAATACCGCAACAGCAGGCGCAAATTCCGCAGCCTGACCAGAAAACTATGGCGTGGCAAGAGCGCAATACGTGGTATGGTACAGACCCGGAAATGACTGCAACTGCTCTTGGGCTTCACCAGAGGCTCATAAATGAACGTGGCCCGCAATTTGCAGGCACCGACGAATATTGGGGCGTTGTAGACAAAACTATGCGCCGTCGCTTCTCCGATTACTTCGGAGATGAAATGGATAACGGTGACACCAGACCCACTGCACGCGAACAAAAAGCGTCATCAGTCGTCGCTCCAGCTTCACGAACACGGTCCCCCAAAAAGATTGTGTTAAATCGTACCCAAATTGCGGTTGCAAAACGTCTAGGCGTAACGCCTGAGCAGTATGCCCGCGAAGTAATGAAGATGGAGAAATAAGATGGCTAATTTACTTGACGCAATTGAAGGCAAGGCAGACGCAACCCGCGCTCCTCGTGAAACACGTGCAGAAGCTGAACGTCCTAAAGTATGGCAACCGGCATCGACCTTGCCAGAACCGGACAAGCAAGCTGGTTATGCGTATCGTTGGATACGTGTAGCATCAATGGGCCAGAATGACCCTCGCAATATCTCGTCCAAACTACGAGAAGGTTGGGAGCCGGTTAGCATCAAGGAACAACCTCAGTTCCAGATGTTGGTAGACCCTGACAGCCGTTTCAAAGACAACATCGAAGTCGCAGGACTGTTGTTGTGCAAGGCACCGGAAGAACTGATGCGCCAGCGTAAGGAATACTTTGCTAGCAAAAACCAGTCTCAGATGGACTCCGTGGACAATAACTTCATGCGTGAGAACGACGCTCGTATGCCACTCTTTAGGGAAAAACGGTCTACGACGTCATTTGGCAAAGGCAAATAGCTAAAGGAGCTATAAAATGGCATACCCTTCTGTTACCAGCCCTTACGGGCTAATCCCGATCAATTTGATCGGCGGACAGGTTTTTGCTGGTGCAACTCGTCAACTTCCAATCGCAACCAACTCTTCGACTGCCATCTTCTACGGTGACGTCGTTAAGTTGCTCGCAGGCGGTACTGTTGGCAAGGACACTGGTACAGACGCTGCAACACCTGTCGGTGTTTTCCTCGGTTGCACCTATACGGACCCAACCTTTGGTTTGACATTCCGTCAGTACTACCCCGGCACCACAAACATCAGCGACGTCACAGCGTACATTCAGGAAGACCCTGATGCGTTGTTCAAGGTTGCTGTATGCGCTGGTACCAACTCGAACACCGTCAGCTTCGTAACACAAGCTGCTGTTGGTTCGAACCTCAAGCTCGCTAACGGTGCGAACAACGTAGGTTCAACTTCGAATGGTAACTCTAAGGTCGGTGTAGACTCGACTGAAGGTACTACTTCGACGTGGCCTATCCGCGTTGTGGACGTTGTTCCTGAGACCGCTATTGCAGGTAACCCCGGTTCTTACACCGAAGTTATCGTCAAGTGGAACCAAGGCACCCACAGCTACCTCAACCCAACCGGTCTGGCATAAGGAGACTGAACAATGGCAATTTCACGCGCACAACTTCTTAAAGAACTGTTGCCCGGACTGAACGCTTTGTTCGGCCTTGAGTATGCACGTTACGGCGAAGAGCACAAAGAAATCTACGAAACGGAAACTTCCGAGCGTTCGTTCGAAGAAGAAACAAAGCTTTCTGGTTTCTCGGCTGCTCCAGTCAAGAACGAAGGTTCGGCCATCGCGTACGACAACGCACAGGAAGTCTTCACTGCTCGCTACAACCACGAAACGATTGCCCTCGGGTTCTCGCTCACGGAAGAAGCGATTGAAGATAACTTGTACGACTCCTTGTCGTCGCGTTACACAAAGGCATTGGCTCGCGCCATGGCGTACACCAAGCAAACTAAGGCTGCTGCAGTCTTGAACAACGGCTTCGACACCGATTATACCGGTGGTGACGGCCAACCATTGTTCTCGGCTTCGCACCCATTGGTTTCTGGTGGCACGAACTCGAACATCCCAAGCACTCCTGCTGATTTGAACGAAACGTCGCTTGAAGCGGCTGTAATTCAGATCGCAGCGTGGACGG